CCGCCGCTTCTCGTGCCGCTGCTGCTCCTTCTGCCCGAAGAGCTGCCCGAGCTGCCTGCGCTCTTTTTCTCCAGCGCCGTTGCAAGCTGCCGTCCTGCGATCGTCCTGTAATTCCCCACAGAGTTCGGATCCAGGCCGTACAGTTCCAGCACCGCCCGTGCGGCCTCGTCGCTGCCGCCGCCTGCCAGCCCGGCTGCGGTCGTGAGCGCACCCGCCTTGTCTGCGCGGGTGATGGGTGCGCCGCTGTAGTTGTCAAAGGCGCTGGTGTCCAGCCCATACAGGCTCAACACAGCCTTGGCTGCGTCCGTCGCGCCCTCGCCGTACAGGTCAAATGCATCGTTGTAGCCCGACACGGCATCGCTTTTCTCTGTCCGGTTCTTGTTGTACTCCCACTGTTCCCGGGCAAACTCGTTCTCCCACTGCTGCTGGGTGTAGCCCTTGTAGGTGTCGTAGGCCGTCAGACCGGCTCTGCCCACACTCTTCGCCATCTCCCACAGGTTCGAGAGGAAATCGCTCTTCTCCTGCGCTGCCTGGTCTGCCCGGCTCTTCTTGTAGTCCCGCCAGTCCTGCGCGTTGGCCACAGCCCCCTGATGCTCCGCCGCCTCGAGACTGTCCTGATTCTGCAGCGCACTCAGCAGCCCCGAGAGGCCGTTCTGCTTCAGCTGGTACATGGTCAGGGCCTTGTCCCGCAGTCCGGCCAGCCCGTCGTCCACGTTGGCCATGGCCTGCTGGTAGCCCTGCTGGGCCACACTGTTTGCGTAGCTCGAGCCGTACCCGCCGCTCAGCGCGGCAGCGCCCGCAGCGGCGTTCTCAGCCGCCGCCCTGGCATTCGCCTGCGCGCCCGCGCGGTACTGCCGGTAGAGTTCGCTGTCCGTGCCTACGTCATAGCCCGCATTGCTGGCCGCGCCCATGCTGTCCAGTGCCTCGTTGATCCGGTCGGTGTAGTTGCTCTGGTACGCCCCCGGCATCGCGTTCTCCGCGTCCTTCTGCGCCGCCTGCGCGTCCCTGTATCTCTTAAAAACTCCCATTTTCTAATCTCCTTTCCTCTTAGCCTCCCCTTATTAGGGGAGGTGTCGCGCCGTCAGGCGTGACGGAGAGGTTTTTGACCGCTCAGCCCCTTCCGGGCCGGTCGCTTTATTTTCACAGCAGAAACGGCAGCAGACTTGCGGCAACGCTCAGGATCGTCCCAAAGAGGCCCGTCCCCCGGCTCTTCTTCGCCTGGCTTTCGCTGGCCGCCTGATTGTATGCGTTCTGATAGTAGTTGCGCTGGTTCTCCCAGTTCTGGTAGTTGGTCTGGTACTTCTCGTAGTCCTGCGCCTCGGCCTGCTGGTATCCGCTCAGCTGGTTCTGCAGGTCGCTCTTTTTCTGGGTGTACTGGTTCAGCGCCTGGCTGTACAGACTGTTCGTGGCGCTGCTCAGGCCCGCCATGGCGTTCTGGTAGGCGCTCTGGCCCGCCTGGGTGCCGTAGCTGGAGCCGTACCCGCCCGAGATGGCGCTGGCGTTGGCCTGGGCGTTCTCGTTAGCCAGCTTCGCCTGCCGGGTGTAGCTGTTCTTATACTGCTCGTAGGCCGCATCCCGGGTAGGGTCGTAGCTAAAATCCTTCATCCCGTCCAGC